GAAAACCAAGTAGGGTGAAGCCATGACAACGAACCAATCGCCGCTCATCCAAAAACTTCTCCAACTCCAAGCTGCTCGCAAGGCAGCATTCCTCAAAAGCGACCGCACTCCTTGGAGCAAGGAGGAATGGAGATGGCACGACGAGCGCCAACAAGAGCTGGCGCAACAACGCGCCAACTTCAAAGGCACCGACTTGGAATTTCTTTCGCTGCTTGCCCGCTAATCCTTACTCCTGAAAAGACCATGACAACGAACGAAGCCAAAGCCGCCTACATCAAAGCCAAGAAAAACTACCAGGATGTGATTGCGTCTTATGACCGGACGCAGCTTGGAGCACGCGAAGCACGGTTCCGCGCCTATGACGAACTGAAAGCAGCGGAGATCGACCTTGCCGATGTCTCTGTCGATAAGATCGAGGCTGAAACCGGAAAGAACCTGTCAGAACAGCTCGCGGCCATCGTGGGAGATGCCACCGCGCGAAGCGAATGCGCCGAAAAAATCTTCCTCAACCTCGCATGAACCACGGCGGCAAACGACCTGGAGCGGGACGGAAACCATCGGCTGACCCGCGGATTCCGCTTCCGTTCAGGCTCAAGACCAGCGCAGTAGCCAAGGCACGCCGGCTCGGACGCGACCGCATCGAGGCGATGATCCAACGGGCGAAGGAGGAAACCGAACACCAGCACCAATGAAATTGATTCTGGAGCCGACCAGCCCCAAAGAACCGGGACAAGCACGGCACCCGCGTGTCACCATCGAGGTTGAAAGCGACGACCTGAGCATCTCGGAAGCCTTCGAGGACGTGGTGATCCCGGCTTTGACCGCTTGGGGATTCCATACAGAAACGATTGAGCAATACCTGAACCAATGAAACGAACCGAACACACACCTGGACCGTGGAGAATCCACGGAGAACGAATGAGCGAAGCAGTCGAGCCGCCTGTNTATTGCGCCAGCATCAAGTCAGAAGCTAGGGGCAACGACATCGCCATGCTGCAAGGCTACATCGGAGACACTCCCGATCCCGAATGGGACTACACGCCCGAGCAATGCGCGGCTGACGCTGCCTTGATCGCGGCGGCACCTGAGTTGCTTGAGGCGCTCGAGAACCTGGTCGAGTGGTCTGATCCTTGGGATGCACCCGAGGCTCACCAGAAAGCGCGAGCAGCCATTGCCAAGGCGAAAGGAAAGCAGCCATGACAGATTCGGGAAAATTTTGGGACTGTAACGTGTCCAACAAAACCAAGAAAGCCATCGCAGCTGCACTTGGCGACGAGCTGGATGGACAAACGGAAATGCATGAAAAACTGGCAGCCCTTGGCCGCGAAGAGCGGAAAGAACAAGCCAAGCGGAAATGCGCTGAACGACGAGCTAGGCGAGAAGCCATCGCCAAAGCCAAAGGAGAAACGGCATGAGCAGCACCCGCCGGAGTAGGGGTGCGTCCTAAAAACCTTGACGGGAAAACCTGCCAATCGTTAAAATTGTTACGTTGCAGACCTTCTTAGATGCCATCCGCAATCTGGCTCGCCGTCAGCCTTCGCCATCGGCCAGGAACACCATGCAATGGCAACAAGTAGCACCAGCCATCCGGCAACGCTCATTCTTCTCCGCTACCGTGCAAAGCGCCAAAGTGCTCACATCATGGCGCGAAATGCTCCTCGACTACCTCGCAGGAGCAACAGAGACGGTCACGACACCAGACGGCGAAAAGGTCACAGCCTACAAGGAAACCAGCCTCGCCAAGTTCCGCGAAAAGGCTGCAACCTTCGCAGTGAAGGAAGGAATCGCCACGCCCGAGGACTTCAAAAGCGACAAAATCACCAACGTCGTCGGCCTCAGCCGATTGCAGCTCGTCTACAACACCAACACCTTCCAAGCAAAGGAACTGGCCTGGTGGCGCCAACGGATCAGCGATCCCGACTACCTCAACCGCTACCCGGCAGCCAGCTTTGAACGCTCACCGGGAGGCAATCCCGAGGACTTCCGGCCAATCCACGTCGCCAACGAAGGCGCCATTCGACGCTGGGATGACTTCGACTTCTGGCTTCAGATGAACGCAGAGGACATCGGAGGCTTCGGAGTCCCTTGGGGACCGTGGGGGTTCAACTCCTACATGCGCCAAGTGCCAGTCTTGCGAAAGAAGGCCGAAGCTCTAGGTCTCGTCAGACCGGGCGAGAAGATCCAACCGCCCGACGTTTCCCGGTTCGGCATCGACCTTGAAGCCCAGGCNCTCGGNGACCACGANGACGAACTCGACGAGGTTCCCGAAGAAGTGAAAGCCAAGGCACGGCAACGCCTGATCGCAAGACTCGGACCCGACGCCATCGACAAGAACGGAAACCCGAGCCTAAAAGCATTCGCAGCCGCAAGGGCAAGACTCAAAGCAAAATACGGATGAGCGCGAAAGACCAACCAGCACCGAGACGGAAGCACGACCTAGCCATCGTCAATCGCAAGCTCGAGGAGCTGATCCCCTACGTCAGCAACTCACGCACTCACTCTGACGAGCAGGTGGCGCAGATTGCAGCGTCGATTCGTGAATTCGGATTCTGCAATCCCGTCCTNATTGACGAGGAGGGAGGNATCATCGCGGGTCACGGTCGAGTCATGGCNGCAAGGAAGCTCGGGCGCAGGAGCAAGAAAAAACAGGATTATGAGCGAGAAGAAACCACCCGCCAAGAAAGCGGCAAAGAAGGCACCCGTCAACAAGGGAGGCAGACCGAAGCTCGAGATCGACGAGAGGCTTGTCGAGCAACTGGCAAGTATTGGATGCACCAATCCAGAGATCGCTGCCGCCTGCAACTGCTCAACGGATACCCTGATCGGGCGTTTTTCGGCCGTCATGGCAAAAGGCAGGGAGAACGGGAAAACGAGACTCCGCAAGAAACAGCTCGAGGTCGCGCTCCAAGGCAACGTCTCAATGCTCATTTGGCTCGGCAAGCAGATGCTCGGACAGGCTGAAAAGGTCGAAGCTCAGACTCACCATTCGGGAACCATCAACGGCACGCTGAGCAAGGATGAGGAAGAAGCAGTCAAAGAATGGGCAAAAAACATCCAGCGGAACATCCGAAGCACTCGCAACAGGGCCAGGAGCAACTAAGCCCTTCGGCATTCGCTGCATTGCAGCTCGGGCTGATGCCCTACGCATGGCAGGCAGAGTGCCTTGAGGCAGTAGGATTGCAGAGCGAAGGCGGACTGCCTGTGTCCGTGGTCGCAGCGAACGGCAGCGGCAAGACGGTCAGCATCATTGCGCCGATTGTCCTCTGGTTTCTCAACGCCTACCCGAAAGGCAAAGCCGTCTTCACATCCGGCTCATATCGTCAGCTCGCCAACCAGCTATGGCCTGCACTCAAGAAGCATCGGGCCAAGTTCCCGGCTTGGACGTTCCTCAGCGATGAGATCAGGACGCCCGAAGGGGGATTTGCTCTTGGCTTCTCGACGGATGACCCCGGCAGGGCGGAAGGCTGGCACGGCAGCGCAGACGCGCCCTTGCTCCTGATCGTGGACGAGGCAAAGACGGTGCCGGATGGTGTCTTCGAGGCATTCGACCGATGCACCCGAACCTTCCAGCTCTGGACAAGCAGCCCAGGTGCTCCACGGGGTCAGTTCTTCGACTCGCATCACAAGAACGCAGGCCAGTTCTGGACGGCCAAGGTGACGAGCGAGGAATGCCCCCACATCGACCCTGCAAAGCGCGAGCGAGACCGTCAGACATACGGCGAGGACCATCCAATCTTCCGGTCGATGCACCTTGCCGAGTTCACCAGCGACAGTGACAGGCTCGTCATCGACCCGCAAAGGCTAGCGAAAGCGATTGAGGGTCAGCCCGACATCAACACCACTGGCGAGGTTGTCGCGTTCTGTGACTTCGCTGCCGGGCGGGATGAGAACGTCTTGGCAATCCGGCGAGGGAACCGGGCTGAGATCGTCGAGGCATGGGTCGAAGCTGACACCACGCAAGCCTGCCGCCGATTCGTTCACCTGTTCGAGGAACACAACCTACGACCTGCATGGATCTGGGGCGATGCTGACGGACTCGGCACGGTCATGCTCGACAACTTGGCCGAGGCAGGCTGGCGGGTGAATCGCTTCCACGGGGGGCAACCAGCAACAGACTCGGATGAATACGCCTCGCTGATTGCTGAGGTTTGGCACGTTGGAATCCGCGAGATCGAGCGGGGTCGGATTCACCTGGGGCAGCTCGACCGCAAGACATTTGAGCAGATCAGCAGCCGACGCTCGGAATGGGCGGCGAATGGCAAGCTGAGGGTCGAGTCCAAGGAGGTCATGGCAAAGCAAGGCTTGAGATCCCCTGACCGGGCAGACGCACTGCTCGGTTCCATCGCTTGCGGTTCTCGCATCGCTGGGACCATGACAGGCAACGTCAAGACGCTCACACGCCGGAACGCTTTTGCCTCGAAACGAGTCCGAGGGCTGGGCGGTGTCTAGCCTTGTCAAGCAAAGGTTTTTATTGTAGCAACCCGAAATAATGCAGCGCGACAGAAAAGGCATCGCCCCCATCCATGCGAACTATCGCGTCCAAGAGACCGACCTTCAGAATCTGACGCCGGATCAGGTCAAGTTCATCCTCCGAAACGTCAGGAATGGTCAGCTTGAGGATCAGGACCGTCTCTTTCGGCTGATGGTGGATACCTGGCCGCGACTTCGGAAGGCACTCAACGAGGTTGCAGGATCGGTTGCCAAGCTGGAGCTTCAGGTCGAACCAGCGATTGAGGAAGGGGCTGAGGAACCAACCGAGCGAGCCAAGCAGCTCCACGAGGTAGTTTCAAAGGCGCTCGACTGCTACTCGCCACGACCTGGCTATTGGGAACTCGACCAAGGCGGCGCAATTCGCGCTCTTGTCGATGCCTACGTCAAGGGAGTCAGCGTCTTGGAGATCGTCTGGAAGGCAACGGAAGGAATCATCGCCCCCCGCTGCTATTCGCCCGTGCCTGCCCGCTACATCGCCTTCCCGAGCAGCAGCCTTGAGATCGACCGACTGATGCTGTCGCCGGAAGGGGTGACGATGAGCCAGCTCGAGGACTTCCCGCCGAATCGTTTCATCATTGGCATGTGGCAGCAGGGCGGACTACATCCGATTCATGCAGGCAACATGCGGGCCTTGTCGAAGTATTGGCTCGCGTCGGTCTACGGCTTGGGCTGGCT